TATATACCCGATACTACTCCGACAATAACTTTATCGGTAGATAAAACAAGAGTAGTTGAAGGACAACCTATAACAGTTACTCTGTCAACAAAATATATTCCTTCAGGTGCAGTATATCCGTGTAATATTATGGCTTTAAGTGCAAATCTTACTGCAAATGATTTCATAAATGTTACGCAATTAAAAGTAGCAAATAATTTCCCAGCTACAAACGTATCCAATACTGCAACTCTAGTATTTCAAACTAGAGACGATGGTATTTTTGAACAAACAGAGCTTTTCTATTTTGAATCTATGGGTCAGTTTTCTTCTTCAATAGAATTAATAGACTCTGGAAATACATTAATTACCCCTAATGTTATTACAGGAAATGTAACAGTAACATTTATAGAAAAAGCAAATCTAGAATTAGTAATAGGTGGTTTATGTACTGGGCCAGGATATTACAAAAGTTCTGAAGGCAGAATTTCTGATACAATGGTTCTTCAAGGTCCGTCCAAATACGCTCTTGAGGGTGAGCCAATTTTATATCAACCTTTTTCGTATATTATACGAAGTGCAAGACCAATAGATGAATGGAAGCAATCCATTAATTCGGTTCTTCACCCTGCAGGATTGGCTCTTTTTAGCGAAATAAATATAGAGACATCTCCCAATCAAGTAAGCAACGTAACAGTTTCTGCATATTCTGAAATAGAAGTGACAGAATATTTGTCAAATCTTTATATCTAACTATAATAGATTTACCAGGTTTTTACACATCAAATATTAATAAATAATAGATGCCCAATTTAATAACCCAAAAATTTAAAATTAATAATGCAAAAGATTTTGTGCAGAATTTAACTGCAGCAAACACTTCTTTGTATGCGTTTTTAAGTAGACCTAGTAGATGGTCGGACGAAACCTCACCTCCCATTCCCCATGAAAACGTTTCTGATATTTCTTCAGTTTGGGACGAAATGGTCAGTTTAAAAAGAATTAATTCCACAGATGTAATTAACGTTGTTAGAAGAGTCAACTGGGAAACTGGAACTGTATATGCTCAGTATGACCACGAAGATGTTAATTTATTCTCAAAAAATTTTTACGTTCTAAATTCTGCACTAAATGTATATAAATGTATTGATAATAACGGCGGCAACAGATCTACTGTAGAACCCACAGGAACATCCCTTTCGGTTTTTCAAACTGCAGATTCGTATAGATGGAAATATTTGTATACTATTAATTCTTCACAAGAATTAAAATTCTTAACAACAAATTGGATGCCCGTAGTATCCAACGAACTTGTCGTAAATGCTGCACAAGATGGAGCTATAGATAAAATCATAATAAACAATGGCGGCTTGAATTATTCTGCGTTTACCAGAGTAGGTATTGAGGGAGACGGAACAGGAGCTAACATTTCTGCATATACAACTTTAGGCGTTGTATTTGATTTTAGTTATAATAATAAAGGTGCTAAATACAGACACGCAAATGTATTTCTAATAGACCAACAGCAAAGCGGGCTATATGGAAACATTAGAGCAGTAATTGGTCCATTAGGGGGACACGGTTTTGATCCAATTGAAGAACTTGGTTCCAAGTATGTAATGTTGACTGCTAGAACAGAATATAACGAAGGCACTGGAGATTTCCCTGGCGCATTTACTTATAGACAAATAGGCGTAGTTAGGAATCCCGTTACTACACAAAACACCATTGCAACAGTTTCTACACTAAGCGCAATGCATGGTATTAGATTGAGTAATGTAAACGGAACATTTGTAAGAAATGAATTTGTACAAGGGTTAACTTCATTAGCCAATGCTTATACTGTCAGTGCAAACGTAGTAACCGGCAATGGTTATATCAAATATATTCAATCTTATAATTTGACCAGTAATTTTAAACCATTTAGTATAAATGAAACGGTTATTGGAAAAACTTCTGGCGCAACCGCAGTAGTATCAAATTTACTTTATAGAGAGGTGTTGCAAGATACCGGTGACATAATATATTTAGAAAACAGAACACCCATATCTAGAACTTCGGCACAGACCGACAATCTACATCTTGTAATAGAATTTTAAGGAAATAAAATGGCGGTAGAAACTAACGTATCACCTTACTTTGATGATTACGATGAGGACAAAGGTTTTCACAGAATTTTGTTTAAACCTGGCGTTGCTGTCCAATCAAGAGAGCTTACACAATCACAAACAATACTTCAAAATCAGATTAAGCGTGTAGGTGATTATCTATTTAAGGATGGAGATAAAGTAAAAGGTCCCAAGCCAAGTGTTGATACAAATGCACGTACTATTAGATTAAATTTAACAGATGAATTGGGCGATCCTATTAATGTGCAGAATTTTGCTAATACATGGGTTACTTCTGCCACATCCAATATCATAGGTAAGGTTGAATTTACTTTTGATGCTAATGACCCCGATGTAGGAGATGCAACATCTGTAGTTATTTCTTTAAAGAAATATAATACTACAAATGACGGTATGTTTGATTCTGGAGAAACTCTATGGTTCTATAATAGTTATACGGATGCATTAAATTTAGCAACAGAAGATTATAGTGCGGTAGTTGCAAATGATGAAACAAAAAATGCAGTTTCAACCACAACTCCTTATTCTAAAAGTATTATTTTAACCAATCCAAGTTCAATTATTGAAGTTGGAGATTTAGTAACATATCCAAGTATAACTAAAAAGATATATGTTACTGAAATAAAAAGTGCCTTAGAAATTATTGTTAGCGAAGCTCCAGGTGTAACTATTTCTGGAGAAACTATATCTTATGTTAAAAAAGGAGTTTGTCCTACTCTAATTTTAACTCAAGACGATTCTTATTTCTATAAGAGCGGATTCTTTGTAAAGTGTAGAGCACAAAGAATAGTTCCTGATAAAAATACATCATATCCTTCTAGACTTATTTCATTAATTTCAGACCAAGAAATTATAACTAGTAATGATGATGAATCATTACTTGATCCTGCTTTAGGCAGTTCAAACTATTTTGCATCCGGTGCGGATAGATTAAAAATTGGATTATCATTAACTTCATTAGAATTAAATTCTGACGGAAAAGCTAGTACTACTGAAGATTTTATACCTTTATTAAAATTTAACAAAGGCGAAATTGAATATCTAAGAGAGCTAACGGGAGACGGTGTTCTTGAGGCAAAATTAGCAGAAAGAACCTATGATGAATCGGGAAGCTATACGGTAAAACCATTTCTGGTAACACCTGTCAATAATGGTTCTTTAGTAGCAAATAACTACGTATTTTCTGTTAGTGCAGGTAAAGCATATGTGGGTGGTCATCCCGTATCAACGGTTGGGCCTACAGAAATTCTTGTTCCAAAAGCTTCAACATTAGAAACAAAAACAGGATACAATATTACCACTTCTCAAGGTAATTATTTAAAAGTATCGAACGTCAGAGGAAAAATACCTAAAATTCAGGAATTTATTCAAGGCGAGCGATTCATGGAATTACACAATGTTCGCTATCCTGCAAATGCAAATACAAGAGTAGGATATGTTGCTCTTAAGAATTTAGAATATGAAAGTTCTTTAGGTAGAGATACTGCATTTAAATTCTTTTTTACGTATTATTCTACAGAAAAAGAAACAACTGCCACATGGGAAAATTGGGGAACAAAATACAATATTTCAGTCGCAGAAGGCCAATACATAGCAAACGTAATATATTATTCTAATGATTTATTTGGATATTACGGCGCATCTAATGTTGCAAGATATGGTTTGTTTAGAGAACCTGATACTGTAGGTCTTGCTTGGGCGCACGGGCGATGGGTTGCAAACGGAAAAGATATTGCAAAACTAAAAGAAACGTTTGTAGGTGAATTAGATACTAATTCTGCATATGCTACTGATAGAGCAAGATCTTTAACCAATGTTAAAACATACTCGGAAGTAATTAATAACAGCCCATTTTACGATGGTTTGGAAAACGTAAATCGAGTAAGAAGTATAGTAGGTGCAAATAATTCATTCACATCTCACTATACTGCAGCAACATATGCAAGTCCATTTTTCTATGCAGATATTCATGATGATGGATTAGATGTTAACGGCGATATAAAAGTTATTGATCCAAGACCATCTGATGCTTTAGTGTTTAAAACGGGAAAATCCTATCTACAAACTGTAGACAATCTTAATACATTATATAACGAGGTCAAACAAAATGCAGTATTTGCATCAGGTACGCATACTATAACATTATCTGTACCTAATACTTTTGCATTAGGAGATGGAACAGTTGTAGCAAGTACTGCAAGAGTTAATTTTACCGTATTAATCAAATCTGGAAATACTGCAAATACTGCGTTAGGTGTATTTAATTTTGAAAGAGGATCTGTTACTATTCAGGGTGATAGTGCGACAGCAGTTATTAACTTAAGTGACACCTCATTCAACGGTATCGCAGATATATCATATGTTGTTGAAACCTCAGATGCTTCTTATAGATCTAAGACTTTAGTTCCAAATCAATATAAAATTATTAATGCTGCTTTAGCAGATTATCAATATTCAATTGGATATGCTGATATCTTTTTGTATAAAGATATATACAAAATAACTCCTTCGAGTTTTAAAGGAGCATGGAGTTCTGCTAATACTTACAGTGTGGGCGATACTGTTTTTGTTAGTGGCGTGCTATATCAAGCTAACACTGTATCTACAAATGTATATGTATCTTATGGCAATGCTTGGGGAGCGGCGGCTGTTGAAAATTTAAAAAATTATACATTAAGTACAGGGCAAACTGATACTTTCTATGATCACGGTTATATCAAATATATTGGCCCAAGCGCCAGCATTCCTGGAAACATATTAGTATCTTTTAGTTATTTTACGCATAGCGGAACAGGACCAATCACAGTAAATTCTTATGAATCCAACCTGTATTCTTTAATACCTACATATAATTCTGTTATAGATTCTAAGACATATGTTTTAAGAGATTGTTTAGATTTTAGACCAAGAAGACAAGATAATAGTTCATATTATAACTATGATGCAGCAATATTCCCAACATCTTCAGTTAACACGGAAGCAGATGTAACATATTATCTAGGAAGAAAAGATAGATTATATGTAACAAATACTTTACAGAATTTTGATTCTCCATATAATAAATTCTATTTAGATGTAGGTTCAGAAACAATCAATCCTACAGATTTGTTAGATCAATCAGATTTGACAAAGTTAAGTATTTGTACTTTAGATATTCCTCCATTTGGAGTATCCGGGCTTGAAGTAAAAATAGTATATGATGACAATCGTCGTTTTACGATGAAGGATATTGCAAAAATTCAGAAAACAACTATTGCTCTCGATAAACAAATAAAACTTCACACTGTAGAAATAGCAAATCTAAAAAGCACTATTACTAATGCAGCAGGAGATGTACTTTTAAAATCAGGTATTTTTGTAGACGATTTTTCTAATCTAGATAAAGCAGATCTAGCAGGCGGTCAATTTTCTGCAGTAATAAATGAAACAGATGGAACGTGTTTCCCTTTATTTTCTTCGAAGATATTTAATTTCAATATAATTACTCCAGATGAAGATATTCAAATAAACAATGATTTGATAACAATGAAGTATGTAGAGGATGTATTTGCATCTCAGTTAGAAGCTAATAATACTATAAATCCAAATCCTGGAGGTATAGATGATGGTAGAGGAAGATCGGCATTATCAGATAAAAATAGTTTTGCAGTTAATTTGTTCTTAACAGGTGGCTTATTAATTTCTGGTTATATAGCAGCGCAAGTTGTTAATGCTTACAGCACTTATGCTGCATTAACTGCGTCAGGTTATTTAAGTGCGGCCGAGTATTTAGGTTTTGTAGAAGGCGGAGGAGCGTCGTTTGCGTCAGTACTTGCAACTGACGGGGCAATTACATTCGAGGGTGTTCTAGCAACTGCTTGGGCAGCAACCAGAGAATTAGGTCAAGGATTTATTGAGGCTATTTCAAATATAGATAGTCTTTCTGGACTTATAAACAGTGGGCAAAAAGCTATAGAATCAGCAGCAGGATATTTCACAAGCTTTATTTCTGGTGGATCAACAGATTTAATTGCAAGTGGTAGTTTTACAACTGTTGGGGCTAGTTCAGTTTTAGCGGGGGCATATCCTGTTTGGGGTGCATCTGCAGGTAGTTATCTAGCTACTTCTTATACTTCTCTTTCATCAACCATCGGAGCAATGGTATCAGGTGAGATTTCAATAGGTGCAGGTGCGGTAGGAGTAGTACAAGGCGTCTCTGGTCTTTACAATGCTATAGGTGCAGAAGGTTTTAGTTTAGCAATATCTGGAGCAAACAGTATTGCTACAGCAACTTCTGGAACTGCTATAGCTGAAGCTGCAACATGGGTGTCTGAAGGACTTTCAAGCGTTATGCAAATTCCTTATGGAATCGGCCCGGCGCTTGCAACTATAGCAACAATTTATGTTGCATCTAAAGCTGTAGATTATATTCTAGAAAGTCCTGAAAATAGAAGAAATGCAGCTGTTGCGGGCGGCGTAGGATATCTAGTATATCTAACAGGTTGGGGCTGTTTTGCTGAAGACTCATATGTTCTTATGGCATCAGGAGAGTATAAGAAAATTTCTGAATGTAATGCCGGGGATTATATATTTAATCATGATAAAACACAAATTAATCAAGTTAAATTTGTCTTTATTAATGATGAATATCTAGGTTCATTATATTCGTTAGAAGAGGATCAAACTCCATTTATGTCATTTAACCATCCAATATATAAAGATGGTAAGTTATCTAGTTTTGATGCCAAATTTGTGCATGTCAATTATCCCTGGTTAGGAAAAACAGAACAAATCATTCCAGCAAAACAAATTAAAAACAATGGCAAAATTCTTTATAACTTATTTGTGGACGGAGACGGCACATATACAGTAAATGATGTGGGTGTAAATTCTGTTATGGGTGACGGAGGAATACTTATAAAGTTTGTAAATGAAAATAAGATTTCTAAAGATCATGCTCTAGAAATCCTAAAACATTATCATGATGCAGGAAGTTATGATATGCATACCTTTTATAATATTAATAATGGTTTAGCTGAAGATATTGACTCCCAGTTATACATACAACAATTAACTCAAGAAGAAGTAGAAATTTAATATGGCAACACTAAATCAAGACACAGACGCAATAAGAAAAGCAGAACTTCCTGTCTATGCAGGTTCTCAATTGCTATCATTTTCGGTAAACCAAATGCCGGCAAAAACGAGAATATATACATATGTCAACGGAATTAATCTTACTCCTTTTACTGCACCAACAACAGCTAATGCAGTTATTGGAGATGCAATAGTAACAAACAATTTTGGTACTGCTGGGGGTTACTTGTATATACCTAGCGGTGAAGGCAAATATAAGTTTTTAACAGGTGAAATATTGATAACTTTTGCAGATTCCCCAGACAGCATTGCTGCATCTAAATACATTTCAGAATCTATTTTATATAATCATGGTTTAAATTTAGTTGATACAGAACAGGCAGGAACAATTTCTTTACGTTCTGTAGAAAAAATTAGAACCAGTACTTTAGGAAATGCTGCGGATAAAAATACTACGCAAGTAAGATTAGATCCTTTGGCTCAAACTTTTGTAGTTGATGAAACAAAAAATCCTTTGGGCATTTATGTAACTGGTATAAACTTATATGTATATGAGAAAGATGCAGATCTTCCTATTGCTATAGAAATGAGACCAGTAGTTAACGGCAAGCCTTCAACTACAGAATATATGGCAGGTTCTTATGCAATTAAAATGCCTTCAGCTGTAGGAGTTTATGATACGGTAAACAATTCTGCAACTGCAACAGCATTTACATTTGCACATCCTATATATTTGAAACCTGGAGAATATGCATTCTGTGTTCTAACAAAATCTAGTAAATACAAATTACTGTCTGCTAAAGTTGGAGATGGTAGAACTGTAAAACAGCCTTTTGCTGGAAAATTATTCAAACCGCAAAATACTGGGGAATGGATAGGCGATGAGACTGAAGATTTGACTTTTGCTATTAGAAAGGCAAAATTTAATACTGGCACCGTAACATTTGAAGCACAGACACCTATTATGAGTGTTACAGATTACAACAGATTACGTTTACTATCAACCGCAATTGATTTTGGTGATACTGCATCTGCTTCATATGAAATAAAAACAAAAGCTGCCGGCACTTTAGCAATGTCTGAGTATATTCCTATTATTCCTGGAA